GGTGGAGACTGCGAAGGCCGAGGCCAAGTTCCAGACACAGCGGGTCGATGGGATCCGTACCAATCTGGAGGGCATCCAGTCCCAGCACACATCATGGGCGCGCGACCACGCCACCCACACCAGCACCATCCAGGCCCGCCTGAACAAGATCCGAGGGGTGTCCCTGAACATCGAGTCGGAGCTGAAGACACTCAGGCAGAGCGTACCCCCTGACCTGTCAGGGCAGGAGTTCTTGGAGCAGGAGCAGGAGGAGGCACGCAAACTCCAGACCTCCATCTCTGCCCTCGGGTACCAAGCAGACGCACTGACGGGTGAGATCGACAGCCGCGCAGCACGACCAGACACATGCGCCTCATGCGAGCAGGCGCTCCCCCCGGAGAGGGTGAAGATCAACCAAGCAGCACTAGAGAATGGAAAGGTCAAGCGGGGCGAACTTCAACAGCAGAAGGGAGAGAACGAGGCCCGCTTGTACAACGCCCAGGCCAACGTCGGCATCGCCAACGAGATCATCGGGCTGGAGAGCAGGCTGGACGAGCGAGCCGAGCAGACCGGGCTGGAAGACATCCTCACCGTAGCAAAGGAAACACGGAACCCCTTCGACATCACGATCAAGGCGTACGCTGCGGAGCTGGAGAAGGAAGCGACCATGGCCGACGCACTACTCAAGATCATCGACGCCGAGGCCAAGCACCGGGACCACCTCCACTTCTGGCACCACGCCTTCGGCACCGACCTCAAGACCCTGATGTTTGAGAAGATCTGCCCCTTCCTTGAAGACAAGGCCAACCAGTACCTCCGGGATCTGAACAACGGGCAGATCACGGTCAGCTTCGACACGACGAAGACGATGAAGTCAGGCGACACGAAGGATCAGTTCTGCGTGACGGCCTCCACCACCACGGGCAGCGAGGTATTCGAGCTGTTCAGTGGGGCAGAGAAGCAGCTCACCAGCTTCGCCGTGGGCATGGCCCTGGCAGATCTGGCTGCGCTACAGGTAGAGGGCGCATCAAAGTTCATGATCCTTGACGAGCCCTTCACCATGCTCAGCCCAGAGAACTGCGAGAACATCGTCAACTTCATACGCACCCACAAGATGGGTGATAGCTCAACGGTTCTGCTTATATCGAACGAGCACAACCTCACTAGCCTCATACAGAACCGCATCCATGTGGTCAAAAAGAACGGGGTGACCTCCATTGAGTAACGCAACGAAGGCGGCACTGACAGCATTTGAACTCAGCGTGGACTACCACATTGACCTGCACAACCGCCGGGTCTACCTGTCCGATGAGATCGACGCGAAGGTGACGGACCTCATGATCAAGGCGCTGCACCACCTCGATGCGAAGGATGGCGACATCGAGTTCTGGATCAACTGCGGCGGCGGGGACGTGTACCATATGTATGCGATCTACGATGCCATCCGGAACTGCCGCAACAAGGTGATCTGCATCGGGACAGGGCACGTCGCCTCGGCTGCGACCCTGCTACTGGTGGCGGGCGACGAGAGCTACGCTACTAAGCACACGTCATTCATGGCGCATGAGGGAGAGATGGTGTTTGAGGAAGAGGAGGGCATCAGCCCCACCACCTTGATCGCCGACCTCGCAGCCGACAGTAAGCTGGCCAAGAAGTACTGCGAGCTGATGGCGCGGCACACCAAGCCCACCTTCAAGTGGTGGTTCAAGCACGCCGTCGAGAGCAAGAAGAGTGTGTGGCTGGACGTGGACGACATGGTTGACAAGGAGATAATCAAATCCGAATGGCCGATAACCTAAACGAACTAGAGAATGTGAGGTGCCTAGTGACAGGCAACCAGTTCAGCCCGAACCAACTCGGGATCGACCTGATCCAGCAGTCCAGCTACAAGGACAACAACGACCCCATCATCGAGGCGGTGGTTGTGTCACGGAGGATGAGTGGGCTGATCGAGGTAGAGATGAGCATCACCCGGCGGGACTCACTCGCCAAGATGTCGGAACACGTAGCCTTGAGGTCGAACTTCGAATCCGCTATTGAGAACGAGCGGCTCATATACGAGGACGAACAGGATGATTGATGTACGAGTTGAAGATCCGTGCGGCGCACTGGGTGACGATCAGGAGTACAAGGATCACATCGCCAAGCTGGAGGACGTGTTGCAGGTAGTGGCAGAGGAGTACATCAAAGCCTGCCACCACTTCCCCAAGTTCCGGTCAGCCCATGAGGGTGTGGCGATCGTCGACGAGGAGTTTCGGGAGTTCAGGGATGCAGCGTACTGGCCCCACAAGGAAGAGACAGGCGACGAGGCAGAGGAAGCGACGCAGCTAGCTGCGATGAGTATTCGCTACCTCATGGACGTTGTCTACACGGGAGAGGAAGTGCCTCGGTAGTGGGTAGGGGTAAAGACAAAGGGCCGAGGAAAGGGTACCGCTTCCGCGCTGGTAGGCGGAAGTGCCAACGGTGCAAGGTGGTGTGGAACAGACCCAAGGGAGTTAGCTCCCTTATCTGTCCCCGTTGTACGGTTCACTGTTCTCGGTGTGACGCACCATACGAGGGTGTGGGTTATTGTAGTCCATGTGATGTTGAGACAACTAAGCTCCGCGCAGATGCAATCGATCCTACTGGTGAGAAGCGAAGAGATTACAACCTAACTAGGAACTATGGTATCACTCTCCCCGAATACGAGGCGATGTTGGAGGCGCAAGGTGGGGTCTGCTACATCTGCGGTGGTGCCCCGAAGGAAGGTAGGAGAAGGCTACACGTAGATCACCTCCACTCCAAGGGAGAGAAGCAACGGAACCCCAGAGAGAAGCGGGGCCGTGTACGTGGGCTCCTGTGCTGGGGCTGTAACGCAGCGATCGGGAAATTCAGGGACGATGTAACGAAACTCAGACGCGCGGCCGATTATCTGGAGTTGTGGCCCGCCCAGGCAATTCTAAAGGAGAAACATGAGAAAGATTAAGCGCCTCTTCTATGATCTGGAAGTCTCCCCCGGGGTCTATTGGGCATGGCGTCCCGGCTACAACATCAACCTTTCATATAAGAACCAGCTCAAGGAAGCGGCTGTGATCTGTATCTCCTACAAGTGGGAGGGCGAAGACAAAGTCCACCACCTCCAGTGGGACGCGAAGCAGAACGACAAGAAGATGATCGCCGCGTTCATCAAGGTGCTGGAATCAGCGGACGAGATCTGCGGTCACAATTCAGATTCGTTCGACCTAAAGTGGGTGCGTACACGGGCCATCAAGCACGGCCTTCCCATGTCACCGGACTTCGTGGCCTACGATACGTGGCGTGAAGCGAAGCGCCTCTTCAGGTTCGACAGTGGGTCATTGGACTACATCACTGGGTACCTCGGTGTGTCCCGTAAGCTAGACACAGGTGGCTCTAGCTTGTGGACACAGGTGGTATTCGACAAGGACAAGAAAGCCTTGAAGCGCATGATAGATTACTGCAACGGCGATGTTGTTGCTCAAGCAGAGGTGTTCGCCAAGATGAAGCCCTACTTGAAAAGCAAGAGCAACATCGCAGACTACGTGTCCGACTGCCCCGAATGTGGCGGCGAGAACACGACAGTATCCAAGCGACGCAAGACAGCAGCGGGACACCGCAAGATTCAATTTGTTTGTGCTGACTGTGGCCGCTACCACACCGTATCAGCGGTGAGGTACGAGAAGGATGCTGCTATCTGAGGAGGCAATCACAATGCGTGTATATCTCTGCGGACCAATGGCCGGGTGTACCGACGAAGAAGCAGGAAGCTGGAGGAAGGCTGCGACAACGCACCTGAACTCCTTCGGTATCACGACCCTTAATCCAATGGATCGTGACTACCGTTACACTGAGTACGGGGACAACCCGGAGAGTGTGCTGCCTGCCCTAGTGGAAGAGGACAAGATCGACATCGAGATGGCGGATGTGGTACTGGTGAACTACACCCAACCCAGCACCGGCACGGCGATGGAGATCATGCTGGCGTGGATGAAGAACAAGCGCGTGATCGTTGTGAACCCCTTGGGGTTGCAGCTCTCGCCTTGGATCCACTACCACGCCAACAAGGTGTACAATAATATGCACGACGCGTACGCTCACATCGTTCAGTTCAACAACAGGATCCAGAAGTGAGCGTGCGGAACTGGCGTGACTGGTTCGTGGAACCTGATGATGCGGGTCAGTCTGCATACGTTATGAACGATGAGGCTGACGCGCAATCGGGCTCACGCCACAAGGACTTCGACAAGCTGCAACTGAAGCGGAAGCAGGCACCCCGGTGTGCCAAGTGCAAGCGCTTCATGGGTCACGATGATGGGATGTACATCCTCATCTCAAGCGACTGGCGCGTCCACATACACTGCTTTAGTACGGTGCTGGAGAGGCATTTTGAGAACGGTGAGGTGCTTGACCTCACCACAGGACAGATCGTTAAGGACCCGATGAACGTCGTTAGAGGAGAAGACTGATGAAGGATATGGTGAACAGCCCCGCCCACTACAACCAGACAGAGCTGGAGTGCATCGACGCGATCAAGTATGCACTGGGTGAGGAAGGCTTCGTCGCGTACTGTCGTGGGAACGCCATCAAGTACAACTGGAGAGCAGGCCACAAGATCGACTCGGTCGAGGATCTGAAGAAGGCTGCGTGGTACTGTCGCATGGCAGCAGGAGATGACCCGCGAAAGGATCCTAACTACAACAGGCCCCCACCGAAGAAAGACCTTGCCCCCTGCGGCCCGTGTCAGACGGACGCCCAGCTCAAGGTAGGCCATGTGGTCGAGATCTGCGTACACAAGCGGTCCAACTGCTACGACTGCGGCCTCCAGAACGACATCGACGTGGCACCGCGCCCTGATGGTGTCATCGTCCCGACTGAATGCGACAACAGGACCGACCCGTGAGTAGTGAACTCAGGTGGCACGCATACTACATGGAGATGGCGTACCTCGTCGCCTCCAAGTCCAAGGATGAGTCGATGCAGGTAGGCACCGTGTTGGTGACCCCGAACCACACCATCGCATCCACAGGATTCAACGGGTTCCCCCGTGGCGTGGATGAGGATGAGCACCCGGAGCGGAACGCAAGGCCGGAGAAGTACCACTGGACTGAGCACGCTGAGCGCAACGCTGTCTACAACGCTGCCCTCAACGGATCGAAGACGCAGTACACCACGGCGTACAGCACGTCCGCACCCTGTGTGGCGTGCGCCCGTGCCTTCATCCAGGCGGGAGTGACGGCGCTGTACATACCGAGCAAGGCAAACGACCCCTTCTTTGAGGCGGGTAGATGGGATGACTGGGCAGAAGAGTTTACTAAAGCACGCGAGGTACTACTCGCGGCGGGAGTGTTGGTGACAAATGTCGTTTGATGCAAAAGGAAACTGGGTACCGAAGACAGATGAGCAGGTAGCGCAGTTCATCACCGAGCTGGACGCTGTCGCTGGCGCCATCACCCCGGAGCTGCAACAGCAGCTTGACGGTATGGCCCAGCTCATCCTGCAAGAGGGCGGCGCACTTGTCAAGGGCAACATCAACACGACGAAGTCCATCGAGACTGTGCTGTCCAAGGGCACGGGCATCGTGGACATCGTGGTCCCTGTGTACGGTGGCCTGAACGTGCTGGCCCCCTGCATCATGTCGGTGCTGGAGCGGACGCAGTGGCCCTACCGCCTCATCATCGTTGACGACGCCTCCCCTGACGACGAGACTAAGTCCTGGCTGGCCCACTTCGGTGACGCCCACCCGGAGCATACCGTGATCTGGAACAAGAAGAACCGGGGCTTCGCAGCCACCGTCAACCGGGGCATCGAGGCGGGCGAGAACCCGTACGTCTGCCTGCTGAACTCGGACGTGATGGTCACCAAGGGCTGGCTGACGAAGATGGTGCTGGCGCTGGAGGCAGACGAGCGGAACAAGATCGTCAACCCCTGCACCAACAACACCGCACTCATCAACGTCGAGCTACAGCAGGGGTACGACTATCAGGACATGAACCGGGCATTCGAGAAGCTGTCCCACCACCTGTACCCTGAGATCATGCCCACCGGCTTCTGCTTCATGTTCCCCCGTGACTTGATCGAAGAGATCGGAACCTTCGATGAGGGCTACGGCTCCTACGGAGAGGAGACAGACTTCTGGATGCGGACACTCACCAGGGTGGTGGACGGACAGGTGTCCAACTGGCGCGCCGTCCTCGCTGACGACACGTACATCTTCCATGAGAGAGGATCATCCTTCAACGTACTCGGGGAAGACGAGCACATGGGTCTGCGTAAGTCAGGGTCGGCCCGGTTCCACAAGATCTGGCCCGGGTACAAGGCGTGGTCAAAGACGTTCGACGTGGAGAAATCCCTCCGTCGGCTCAGGACACCCATCGCCCCGGCGCTGATTCAGAA